AGGGAGAGTCCGATTGTCCCTGACTGGAACACGCATTTTTCAATAATGGTGCCGTTCGAATGCTGGAGTTTCACCAACGGCGATACATCTGGTGTGAGGTATGGGCCACTGAAGATGAAGCCTTCCATGTGCGTTGGAGCGGTAGACGTGGTGTTTGAAACCTCACCAAAATAAAACAATGTCCCCGTGTAACTACCGAACCGCTTGATCACGGCGCGATCACCGACAACGGTCATTGTTGTGTCTACAGTCTTAGGGAAATTCACCTGAGAACCTAGCGCATACGTTCCCTTCGGGAACACAAGTTTTGAGCCGCCGGAGGTAGTTAGGCAGTAGGTTATGGCAGCCTGAATGGACGCAGCATCATCCGTAACACCATCCCCTACAGCGCCGAAGTCTTTCACACTTACGATATCGCGCATCTTGTTTTGCGATGTGCGTGTGACCGCACCAATTCCGGCCTGGGTGAATACATCGCCCATATCAACCAGTAACAGTTGATCAGTTGCCCAAGTGCCCGTCAGTGCAACGGGGAATGTTGCTGGTTGTTTTACTTTATACGTAATCCCGCCTCGGTCAATCAGCTGGGTAGGCCTAAGAACTGTAAGCGGTGTTCCATCAACATATGTAAGGTGAGCGGCTTCGAATCCCATAGCCTCTAGGAAGTCGACAACTTGCTTTTGCATCCCAGCCCAAGTTTGGCGGCGCATCCTGAATCTGTCATAGAATGCGGGTGACGTAGAGTTCATCCCTTCGTCAAAATTCGACGCATTATCGTAGAGATCCTTTGGGGATGTAGAGCCTAACGGATTGCCGGTCAAGTAAGTATTGGTCATAATTTTATTCCCTGTTAGGCGACTGGGTACGATCCCATAATGGTGACAATGCAGCCGTCTGCGGTGACCAAATCACCGTTGGCCGAATCTTTGCAGCGAGCGACTGTTGCTGAAGTTAGCTGCGCCACGCCAGACTTACCATTGATAGCCCTTTCCGTGGCTTGGATTGACTGGTTTACCGCGCCGGCAAGAGCGGCCACTGGCAGTGTAAATTGCGGGAAGGTACCTGTGCCCTTGGTCGTGATAGTGAGCGTCGCGTAGAAATAGCAGATACCGAACGCAACCATGTATGACCCTGTTGCGGTTGCGTTAGAAAACGATCCAGACGAAGGCGTAATGGTAGGCGTGTATGACGTCCAGGTTCGTTTATTAGCGATCTCGGCTTGTATCATTGAAGAGCGGGCCAGTTGATCAGTATTGGTGCCTACGGCCGCGGTGCCAAGGTTCGTGCCGGCTGCGGTCGCAGTGGTGGCCCCCGTGCCGCCATTGACAATAGGTGTTGCAGTGGATGCCGATGTGACCAGTCCCTTAGCGTTAACTGTTACGGACCCATAAGTCCCCGCACTAACCCCGGATGCCGCAAGCGTTAGCGCTGCTGTGGCGTTTGCGGAGCCGTCGAAGGACATGGACCAGGCACCATCGCCCGTAATGCTTAAGGTTCGCGCTGTCGTCAGCTTCGCGGCACTACCGGCATAGGCGCCCGTGTCAGTAAGGGCTATGGCGCCAATTGCTGTGCGGAACGCTGAGGCGTCTACGGCCGCGCCCAACGAGCGCGAGAACGACGTCAGTGTATAGGTGCCCATCCCAACTGGCGCTACTGCATTGAAGAAAAAGCCCTTGTCAACTGCCGCAGTAACAGCAGCCAGTGCCGCTACGTTCGGGCTTATCAAAGCTTCGGCGTCCGCTTCCATCTGCGCCCAGCTTTTACGCTGGACACCAAGACGGTCTGGGTAGCTAGCATTCGTCCCGCTCACCAGATTGTCGAAAACAGTGGCGTTGTCGTCCAAGTCACGAGGATCGATAGATGGTGCAGGATTACCGGTGTTGTAGTTACTCATGGCTGCGGCCAGTCCTCGTTAATTGCTGAATCCATAGCGTCTGCATACATCTGCCACGGGTTTAAAGGCCACTCACGATTCATTGCAAAATCGAAAATAGACTGATCAATAATAAACTCTGGGAATTCACCCCATCCAACATCCAAAATAGGTCTTTCCCTTAATTCAAGTTCAGCCGAGAACGACCATAAAAGAGGGCCGACTCTTGAAGGGCCGGAGTAAATATCAGTAAATCTCGCGGTGTAATCTTGGTAACCTAGCGGGGTTTCTAGTGGGCACTCGAACCATTGCGAGCCATCAATTAACTGCTCTCGCCACCAAGCTTCAAAAGCTTGCGACTGTGCCGAGTTGAATATCCAGCTAATACTAGCCATAGTCGGAACGCTGGTGAAGCTTCTACGCTGACGTGCGCGACCGCTAGCTAGCTCTGATCGTTTTAATGGCGATACAGTTTTATAGGTTCTGCCATTATGTAACCCTCGCGGTAATCCTGCTGGATAGTTAATCATGGCGCTGAATTATCATCATCGGAATAGACTAACTCATTATACGTCATAGCTTCCACGTTCGCGGAGTCTGTTCCGTTTGGAGATATCGACGTAATCAAGACCTTGTATCCGATGCCAAATAGCAAATGAGGCGGCTCACGATCTAGCGTCGTGTCTGGAGGGAAATCTAAGCCGGAGATAGACAAATGGAAGTCGTCCACCTTTGTTGCGATGTATGGCCCAGAACTGGTTCCGTCTTCGCGGCGCACATACAGATAGTGCGGTCCAGCATCAGACCAGTCGAAAGCTTCTGATGATTCAATTACGCCATTGTCGTATTCGACCATGAATGCCGACTGAGCATAACCAGGAACATCGTCAGCTACTTGCACATAGCTCAGGTAACGACTATTCAGCGCATCAAGCTCAGTCGCCCAATTGTATTCCCAGCGACGATACTTCATGGCGCGGCGTTGACGCATGCCGATGCGCCATGCCTTCGTGCGATTAGTACAGCCTTCCGCCTTGATCTTTTGAATGCGAGTGCCTGCATCACCTGGCAGTCGGCATTCAACAGTCTCTACCTGCCACGACACGCCATCAATATATTCAACGTCAACGCCATCATAATCATCAGGACGAACGGCAGTGAAGTCGCGCTCAAGCCCGCGAGTCATGTTCTGTGGTGTGTACATGGATTCGAATACGGCTCTAGGCTCGTCACGCGCAGGACGCAGAAGACCGCGATCTACCGTAAGCTCGCTGAAGCCGCACGACAGGGCGTCATTAATGACGCCCTTTGCTGTGCCGTTTGTGTTAGTTGCTTGGTCGTAGTGATCGCCACGAGCCTTCCAGATGGCGTCTAGACGATCAAGTTCCACAAGGTCAATATCTGCATCCGTGTAGCCAACGTTTTTGGCGACGTAAGCGAAGAACGGTGCAATATCACGAGTTGCAATGGGAGCGGTCCATGCGCCGCCAGAGCGAGTCGGAAGTTTGCGAGTGGCCTCGACTGAAACCATCGCCTCAGATTGCGCAGAAAGGCGATCACCACCGCGAGCATTTACGCTCATCACAGTTACATCTGCATAAGAGGTCGGAGCAGACAGCAGCGAGCGGGCACCATACCAAACAGTGTCGTTATTGATCTCTGTTTCTCGCTCGCCCTGCTGAATAAAGCGTTTCTTGATCCGAGCTTCTGGACGCATAGGATATGGAAGATCTACGCGATTAGTGAAGCCTTGAGAGTCCAAGGACGAACCGTTATGAGTCTTGTCAATGACTGTCCACGCACCTGCAATATCCATATCCCTGTATTCGAATGTGTGAAAAGCACTGACCTGATAGACCTGACCTTCTCGACCAAGGCCGCACAGCCCGCTAGGCATGAATACATCCCACTCAATAGCCGTAGCTAGTTCGCCAAACGGGCACATGGCGAACGGCCCGCGGTAGCCACCCTCAAGGTTTGAAGGGTCAAGCGTGATAGATGCTGATGCAGTTTCAAGATACGTAAATCCTGGGAAGTCGGTATCTACTGCGCCAGTAGAATCAAGTCGCTGCACAGTAATTTGCGGAGTGCTGAATACAGTGATGCGGAACCGCTGACCGCGAGGCGCAATACTGGCTGGTAGAGTACCAATAGTCAGCCCAGTAACTGGAGCGCCACCATCAAAGTTAAGCGTCATCTGAGCAGGAGTGGCGCCTACAGATGGCGTGAAGCTGTTAACCACATACAGACCTGCGTTTGTTCCTGCAATCTCAATGGTGTCACCAACGCTAGGCGCAAGCATATCAAGCGCAAATCCGCGCACGATATCGCGAACGCCAGCGCCACCATCAACGAAATCGTATTGGTACGAGACAAGAATCCTGACGATCAAGCCAATTGTCCAGTCGCCAGGGAACGCACCGGCACCAGATGGAATTGTTACAGTGTAACCACTGAAAACTTGAGATGTCGCGACATAACCATTGGTTAATGGGGTCGAAACAGTCAGCTCAAGCCCTGACGAGCCGTTAGAGCTAGACCCAACCTCTGTTACATCGTTCCACCATAGATGCGCTGGATCACTGGATAGGTTCGCGCCGGGACCATATACGTTAATTACAACATCAGCGCCAAGGGAAATGGCTGGAGTATCGCCAATTAGGATTTTGTTTCCTGGAACTTCATGCTCGCCCTTGCCGATACACAGCAGCATTTCCACATGCTGTTCACGAGGTCCGGCAAAGTATCTGCGTGGAGGTAGAAGATAGTCAGGGTAAACCTTACGTGTGCCGGCGATCTCGCGAATAGGCGAGTTCAGTTTTACCTTGTTACCCTTAATCGACGCTTCGTTAATACCTTCGCCGTTTTGAGCGGTCGAGCTAACCTTTGGAATCTTTGGGGTAAGTGTCTTAATCGCGACAAGGAACAATGCTCCGAAGAACAGCTCTGTACCTTTTGGCTCAATTACGATATCAACAATGTCAGTTGCAGCAAACGAACAGATAGCCCATTGCTCAGCCGGTATAACTTCTCCATTCAGAGAAACGCTGATCGGGTGAACATCCATGTCCGAATAGCTAGGCACATTCTTCGCCAGCCACTCGCGCACAGTCATTCCACCTACCGCAAACTCTTCGCTAGGCTCGTCATTCAGTTTCGACCCAAAGACTCTAATTGTCACGGTAGTAGATCACTCTTAGATATTGGGATTCGAAATCACTAACACGCATTAGTCGAGCCCCCTTCTTCGGGTTGATCTCTAGCGCGTGCAATCCATTTTCTAGTTCAATTATAACAGCGACATGGATGCACAATGGTCCACGAAAGACGGCTGCGATTGCTCCGTGTTCTGGCGCGCACTCTTCCATGCTGGCGGATTCTTGCTGGTAAGCGCGGGTGAATTCTTTTGGCTGGGTGTTACGGATTGATCCGAAAGATGGTAGTAGGCGTTTACCGCAGTGCAGATGCCTTACCTCCCTCGCAACTCCATAGCAATCGTACTTGTCCGGTCCTCTTGCTCCGTCTTCGTATTGGGCTGCAAGGTAATGATTAAGCCAAAGCATTTTCAGATCCCTTTGAGT